TAGCTGGTGGACGCGCCGCTGGTCATGCGTTGACAGCCCGCTTGTCAGCGACGAGTTCGTTGACGAGATGCGCGCGCGCTACGGGGAGGAGAGCAACGCGTTCCGCATCCGCGTGCTTGGCGAGTTTCCGCTGGCGGATGACGACACGATTGTGCCGTACCACTTGGCCGAGGCCGCGATGAAGCGCGACATCGAGGTTGCGCCCAACACGCGCGCCGTGTGGGCGATTGACCCTGCGCGCTTTGGCACCGACCGCACCGCGTTCTGCAAGCGCGAGGGCAGCGTGATCACGGAGATCAAGTCGTGGCGCGGCCTCGATCTGATGCAGACCGTTGGCCGCGTGATGGCTGAGTATGATGCGCTGCCCCCGTCGCAGCAGCCCAGCGAGATCCTTGTTGACAGCATTGGCATAGGGTCGGGCGTCGTGGATCGGATGCACGAGCTTGGCGCCCCCGTGCGCGGCGTAAACGTTGCCGAGGCTCCGTCGATGAAGGAGACGTATAACAACTTGCGCACGGAGCTGTGGTTTAAGTGCAAGGCGTGGCTGGAGGATCGTAGCTGCAAGCTGCCCAACGACGACGAGCTGCTGTCTGACCTGACCGGCATCCGCTACGCGTTCACGTCCTCTGGGAAGATGGCTGCCGAGAGCAAGGACGCCATGCGCAAGCGTGGCCTGCGCTCGCCTGACCTTGCCGATGCCGTGTGCCTGACGATGGCGTCAGACGCGGCAACGGCCCTGAGCGGGCCGATGTCACGTTGGCGTGGCGCGCTTAGGCGCAACCTGCAGGGGATTGCGTGACCGCGTAAAAGCGTTTACCCTACCCCTACATGGACAAGCGCTCCTGCTCGCGCTATCTATGCTTCATTGCGAGTTTCCTCCCTGTCTCGCGCAACTTGGCCCCGCCGCGTTCCTCCCATTGCGCGCGCGGGGTTTCTTTTTGGCGTTTTAATGTTATTATGCTGGAAGATATAACGGAGGTTACGATGCCCAAAGTTGGATCGAAGCACTACGCGTACACGCCCAAAGGTATGGCGAAAGCCAAGGCCGCCGCCAAGAAGTCTGGCAAGAAGGTGTCATACGCGAAGAAGAAGAAGTGATGTGGACGGCGCTGCTTCTGCTTTGCAGCGTCGAGGGTAACTGCTTTTCGTTTGGCAGCCCCGTGATGCAGAGCGAGAGCCAGTGCATACAATCCATACCAAGCGGGCTGGAATACGCGCGGCAGATGTTTCCTGCATATCGCGCAACAGATTATCAATGCGTCCAGTGGGGCGAAGGAGCTTAGATGGCAAAGGGTTTATACGCCAACATCCACGCGAAGCGTAAGCGCATTGCTGCTGGATCTGGCGAGAAGATGCGCAAGGTAGGCAGCAAGGGCGCGCCTACCGCGAAGGCGTTTAAGAAGGCCGCGAAGACCGCGAAGAAGAAGTAGCATGGCGCGCACGAAGTCAGAGAAGATCGCAGCAGCGAAGAAGCGCCACGGGTTTACGGCGGTGAATAAGCCGCGACGCGGCGGGCCGAAGAAGTTTGAGGTGCTGGCGGTTGAGGGCGACACGGTGAAGAAGGTTAACTTTGGCGACCCCGCCATGTCCATCAAGAAGGATCAGCCCAAGCGCAAAGCATCATACTGCGCAAGGTCGGGCGGGATTAAGGGTAAGTCAAGCAAGCTGAGCGCCAACTATTGGTCGCGCAAAGCATGGGATTGCTGATATGGCTACCGCTGAAGAATTAAGACGCCTACGCGAAGAGCAGAGCATCTTTTCTGCGCTGTACGACATGGCACGCCAGCAGCAGAGCGAGCTGGCTGCGGAAGGCCGCCGCCCCGTGCTTGGCGGGCTGCTGTCGAAGGAGCCAGTGTACGGCACCGATACGCTGCGGTATGAAGGCATTGGCGACATGCTTGCGGGGCTGCTTACGCCCGTTGCTAAAGCCGTTGACGCGCCTATCTCCGCAATGCGCGGCACGATCCCGCAGGAAGACATGATAAGCGAAGCGCTTGGCGTTGGGGGTTTGGCCATGGCGGGTGGCGGCGCTGTTGGCGTTCCGCGTGGGGCTGTGGGCGCGAATGCAGCCGACTTGCGCAGGCAGGCTAACATAGATCGCTTTGGCTACGACCCGAATGAAGCGCCGGAAGTTGACACGTCATATCGCGGCGGCCACCAGCCGGTTGGCCCGCAAGACGAAAACCCCGTGCGCCTTGATGATGTCACCATATCTACAACGGGCGAGCAAGCTGGCTATCCGAGCGACTTCTACAGCAGCCAAGGCCAGCGCTTATACGCGCAGGGGCCACGTTTTGCGGATGACGAGTTTGGCCTATCCAACCAGCAAAGCTATCGCGCTATACAAACGGCACGCGGCAATCCTGATGCAGATGTAACAATATACCGTGGGGTGCCAAACGAGGAAAGCATAACGTCGATTAATGCTGGCGACTTTGTTACGCTTAGCCCAAAATATGCTGAGCTGCACGCGTCAAGCGGATACGGGCCACGCGGCGAAGATGCGGGTAAGGTAATATCGCAAAAGGTAAAAGTGAAAGACGTTTACTTTGCTGGCGATGATGTAAACGAGTTTGGCTATTTCCCCGACACCACTGCCGCCAACGTATCGCCTCTTGGTGGCCTTTTGGCGCAATCTAGTGTATCTGATAAGCAGGCTGAGCGCATAGAGGAATATTTGCGCAGAAGAGGATTGTTAGACTAATGCCCATAACAACATACGCAGAGCTGCAATCCAGCATAGGCGACTTCCTTGACCGCGATGACCTGACGAGCGTCATCCCGACGTTTATTTCGCTGGCCGAGGCAGACATGAACCGCCAGATACGCCACTGGCGTCAGGAGAAGCGAGCCAACGCCAACATCGATACGCAGTATAGCGCCGTGCCGTCTGACTTCTACGAGGTCATACGGATGTATATTACGTCGGGCAACACGCAGCCGCTTGAGCTTATGAGCCAGTTTCAGCTGCTGGAGCGCAAGCAGCGCACGGCCAACGCCACCAACGAGCCACGCTACTACGCGATCACGGCTGGCGAGATCGAGGTGTTTCCCGTTCCCGATGGCACATATTCGACGGAGCTATATTACTACGCCAAGATCGGCGCGCTGTCTGACAGCAACACGTCTAACTGGCTGCTGGAATACTTCCCCGACGCGTATTTATATGGCGCTTTATCGCATTCCGCGCCGTATCTGAAAGACGATGCGCGCCTGCAAGTGTGGTCATCTTTGTATGGCAACGCGATTGGTGGTATAAACGCAGACAATGATAAAGCGAAATTCGGCGGATCTGGTCGCCGCATGAAGATAAAGGCGTATTGAGATGAGCTTCACCAACACCTTCGAGACAACCGTCCTCACATGGTCGTTTACCACTGGCAGCGCGACACGCCCGACCGAGTGGCACACCGCGCTATACACCGTTGCGCCTGACGATACTGGCGGCGGCACAGAGGTATCCGGCGGCGGCTACGCGCGTCAGGAGACTGCGTTTACCGTGTCAGGCAACACGGCCACAAATAGCGCCGCTGAAGAGTGGCCTGTCGCCACGGCAGGATATGGCACCGTTGTTGCTGTCGGCATCTTCGACGCTGCCACGGGCGGCAATCTGCTGGCCTACGCCGACCTGACCGCCAGCAAGACGATTGACACGGGCGACGTGTTCCGCATTCCTGCGGGCGATCTCGACATCACGCTAGACTAATGACGTATCGCAGCGGCTACGGGCGAAGCACCTACGGCAGCTACAATTACGGCTTGGACGGCGCTATTATTGGCGCTGCCTCCATTGTTGCCGTCACGTCTGCCACCGCCGCCGCGTCTGTACGCGTTCGCGGCGCGGCGTCGATCATCGAGACGGTTACGACCACCGCGTCTGCTGCTAATCGCGTTCGAGAGGGCAGCGCCACCATTGCCGTCGCCGCATCCGTTGCCGCGTCTGCCACGCGCGTCAGGGAGGAGTCTGCCACGATTGCGGCGTCTGCCAGCGTTACGGCTGCCGCTGAGCGCGTGCAAAGTGCATCCGCCTCCATATCCGCTGCTGCATCTGTTGCCGCGTCTGCTGAGAGGGTTCGTGATGGCGCTGCCGCGATTGCTGTGCAGGCGTCCACAACGGCAAGCGCCGTTGCGATATTCGAGGACAGCGCCACCGTTTCCTGCGTAGCAACTGTCAGCGCCGCGTGCAACCGCGTGCAGAATGCTGCGTCGGTTATCGTGTGCGCGGCGTCTGTGGTCGCAAATGGTCGCAAAAAGTGGGAGCCTGAGCCTGACACGCCTGAGACGTGGACGCCTGTTGCGGAAAACAGCAAAACGTGGCAAGATGCGGGCAGCACGCCAGAAAGCTGGGCGGCTGTATCCCCCACATCGACGGATTGGACACCGGCATCAGCTTCAAGCGAAACTTGGGCCGATGCGGCATAGGAGAATGACATGGCAGATACGACAACAACGGCATATGGCTTAACGAAGCCAGAGGTAGGCGCGTCAGAGGATACGTGGGGAACGAAGATCAACACGGATCTTGACAGCCTCGACACGATTGTAAACGCAATCGGCGGTAAAACCGCTGCCGGAACACTGTCGTATGCAGATAGCGCGAAGCTGGCCACCACCAGCACAGGTGTAGAAATCAAAAATGTAGCTAGTGGTGCAAATGCTAAATTAAATATTACTACAGAAAGCACTGGTGGAGGTACATCAGAAATACTTTTTAGTGATAATACTACTGGTCGTGGTCGTATTTATTATGATCATGGAAGTAGTCCAGAAGAGCTTCATATTGAAACTACTGGCACAGATGCAATCGTTATAGATAACAGTCAAAACGTTACCATTCCTAACGGCAATCTAGACATCACGGGTACTTTGACCGCTGATGATATTATCTTATCTGATGCAAATACTCCTACTTTAACTTTAACAGACACCACAAATACTCTTACTACATTTTTGCAAAGTGGTAATTCTACAGCAGTTTTAGGCACTTCAACTGCACATGATATTCGCTTCCAAGCTAACAGCACTGATGCAATTAGAATAGCAAATGGCGGCGACATCAGCTTCTACGAGGACACAGGCACCACGCCAAAGTTCTTCTGGGATGCGAGTGC